AAAGAATCAGTAGAAACCAAAATGTCATTTGTTGACATGTATAAGATGGTTAAAGAGAGCGGCGGACAGCAAGCCATTGATCCTATGGACGATGCACTATGGACATGGGCAAACAGAGTTGCTGTATCAAAAGTTGAAGAAACAAACAAACAGGAAATTTTTGCTGCTATGCTTTATGAAAGAAACGGCGGACGTTTTGAAATGTATGACGTTGTGGAAAAAGGCTTAACAGAAGGCAAAGACTGCAACTGTGGTCCAGACTGTGCCTGCAAGGGCAACTGTGGTCCAGACTGTAACTGCGGTCCAGAGTGTTAACAGTAATTTAATATTAATCAAAGCCGGTAATCAACTGCCGGCTTTTTTTATGACTTAAATACCTATATGTTAACAGTTTTAAATCAGCCATTAAACATAGTAGGTAATGCTGAAAGCATATTTTCCAAAAGTAATGGACATATTATTGATAGCCTTCCTACTGTAAGATTCAACAGGGCTGAAATTATTGACACAACCTCTCAAGGAAGTAGATGGGATTTTCTAGCATCAAGCGAAATAAACACTTTTGAAAAATACAATGCTGAAACTCCAAAATTTCATACACTTATTTTTACACCACCCAAGCAAGAATTTGAATACAAAATTAGGAAAGTTAAATTTAACACAAAGCAAATCAAACTACCTTTGTTTCAATCTCAATGGTTACAGAATATGCTAGATGCGCCACCGTCAACAGGATTACAAATTTTGCATTATCTAAGTGAAAGTAATAATGCAGATGTTAACATTTTTGGTTTTGATTTCAAAGAAACCAAAACTTTTTATGAAACACGAAACAAAGGAAAACACGACTACAATAAAGAAAAACATTTTATATTAGATTTAGTTGATAAAAATGGTTGGAAAATTTATAGGTAAGTGTTGACACATACATGTTAATAATGTATAATACAAACTCAAACTAGGAGAATAATATGTCAAGAAGTTATGGACCAGAAGAGAAAGCAAAATTAGAAAGACTAATTAGCGAAGGTTCAAATGTACTACGTGAAGTAGAGGATTTGAACGAAGGACTTAAAGATACTGTAAAAGCAGTAGCAGAAGAACTTCAAATCAAACCAAGCACAATTAATAAAGCAATCAAGATTGCACACAAAGGTGATTGGGCAAAACACGAAGAAGAGTGGAACGACATTGAGGGAATTTTAGGTATTACTAAAAATCTTCCAGATGATGTTTCAGGCCCTCATTCGGATGATCAATAATTGGAAAAGATAAAATCATTTTGGATTAACAGTTACAAAAGTGATAAAATTGCTTTTGGTTTTGAACTAGTTAGTTTTATTTTCACAGTTGCAGCAAGTTTAACTCTTGCTCTCACAGCAATAGATCCAAATATGCTGATTATATATCCGTTCTTTTTCATAGGAAGTATTACTCAATGTTACGCATCTTTACGCAGAGGTGCTGCATGGGTAACACTACTTACATTTTACTTTGCGTGTGTAAATGTATTTGGATACGGTGTAGCAGCAGGTTGGTACTAAAAATAACTTGACAATGTAATATACTTGTGTTACTATTATAACAATGTCAAGACAAAGAAAAAGAACCAAAAACAACGGACTCTCAAAGAGGCAAAACAGAGAAATGAAAAATTACAAGGACGAATCTCAATACGATCCTAAAAGGCACACCAAGACAAAAGGCGGACTTGGCTTTGGAATGAAAAAAGGTGTTAAGGACCTTGACTATGAAAACAGTGGTGTCAATCTAGCATCGGTGTTTGGCTGGGAAGTTCCCGAACATCTTATGCATATTAAAAAAGTAATTGATGAACGAAATGAGTAACACGATAATAGTTTCAAATAACATAGGCCCCGGCGGTGAACCTGCTGATAGAATTTATGGCAATAACAACGGCAAGGTTAGATTAGTTAACGCAGATTATACTGAATATAAAGGCAATATTACAAAAAAAAGTATTATTGTAAAATCAGCACTAGGCGACCATAATATTAAATCATACATATATGTAACAGATGATGGCCGTTATTTTGATCGTGGCGGCATGCCAATTTTAAAACCTAATAACATTGAGCAAGATAATGATGACGCAACAGAGTAAACCATATCAACCGCTGGCATGGACAGGAACAACAGTTTTACTTTTTGCCGCTTTGTTGATTTCAATGTTCCCTAATCAGATTTATGGTGTATTTGGTTTCTTTTTTGCAAGTATAATCTGGACAATAGTTGGTGTGCTATGGAAAGAAAAAAGTTTGATTGTGCTAAATGGAGTATTGGCCTGCATTTACACATACGGAGTCACAAAATACATTTACACTTTTGTGACAGGATAAGTAATTTAGAAGAAGGTTTTGTCCGCCATAAAGGACTTAATTGGTATTTGTCAGCCGCAAATGACATATAAGGAGAACAAATGAGTTACGTAGATGCATTCTATGATCGTGGTGAAGATTTAATACGAGTTGTAGAAAGAAAAAATAACAAAAGACATTTTACAGAATATTCCCCAAGACACGTTTTTTATTACAAAGACCCGAGAGGCAAACATCAATCTATTTACGGTGATCAGTTACAACGTGTTACTGCAAAAAACATAAAAGAACTTCGCAAAGAACTTGCAATTCATTCTAATAAACAATTATACGAAAGCGATATAAATCCAATTTATCGTTGTTTAGAAGACAACTATTTAAATGTTGATGCTCCTAAACTAAATGTAGCGTTTTGGGATATTGAGGTTGACTTTGACCCCGAGCGTGGCTACGCAAGTCCAGAAGATGCATTTATGCCTATAACATCAATTGCTGTACACTTGCAGTGGATGGATGAACTAATTTGTTTAGCAATTCCGCCTAAAACATTATCAATGGCAGAAGCCAAAAAAGCAATTGATGGCATTCCAAACACTATACTTTATGACAATGAAGCGGATATGCTTGATGCATTTCTTGATTTGATACAAGATGCAGATGTGCTAAGTGGGTGGAACAGTGAGGGCTATGATATGCCTTATACTGTAAACAGAATTACAAAAGTTTTAAGCAAAGAAGATACCAGACGTCTGTGTCTATGGGATCAATATCCTAAAAAAAGAACATATGAAAAGTTTGGTAAAGAATCTACAACATATGATTTAGTTGGTCGTGTGCATGTAGATAGTTTAGAACTCTATAGAAAATACAACTATGAAGAACGTCATACATATCGACTTGATGCTATTGGTGAACTAGAAGTAGGTGAGAAGAAAACTGTTTATGAAGGCAGTCTTGATGCTCTTTACAACAATGACTTTAGAACATTTATTGAATACAATAGACAAGATACTGCACTACTTGACAAACTTGATAAGAAACTAAAGTTTATTGATCTTGCAAATACTATTGCACATGAAAATACAGTGCTTATACAAACAACAATGGGTGCTGTTGCTGTTACAGAACAAGGTATTATTAACGAAGCACATAGACGTGGCATGATTGTTCCGAACAGAGTGAAACGTGAGCCAGGTAGCGAGCCAGCGGCAGGCGCATATGTTGCATATCCTAAGAAAGGGATTCACGAATGGATTGGCAGTGTTGACTTGAATTCGCTATATCCATCTGTTATTAGAGCATTGAACATGGGTCCAGAAACTGTGGTAGGCCAACTTAGACAGGATGGAACAAAAGCACATATTGATTCACAAATGGCAAAAGGTAAAAGTTTTGCAAGTGCATGGGAAGGTATGTTTGGATCGGTCGAATATAGTTCTGTTATGGAAAAAGAAATTAGCAGAGAGATTACTATTGACTGGGAAAGTGGTGACAGTGATAAACTAAGTGCTGCACAGATATATGATCTAATCTATGAAAGCAATCAACCATGGATGCTTAGTGCTAACGGTACAATCTTTACGTATGAAAAAGAAGGTATAATTCCTGGACTACTTGCACGTTGGTATAAAGAACGTAAAGAGATGCAGGCAAAGCAGAAAGAAAGTCAAAATGCAGGAAACAAGATTGAAGAAGAATATTGGGCAAAACGTCAGTTGGTTAAGAAAATTCTACTTAACAGTTTGTATGGTGCTATTCTTAATCCTGGTTGTAGGTTTTTCGACAATAGGATCGGTCAAAGTGTTACACTTACAGGACGAAGCATTACCAAACACATGGCTGCTAAGATCAATGAGATAGTAACAGGCGAATATGATCATACAGGTAAAGCAATTGTATATGGTGATACAGATTCAACATACTTTAGTGCATACAGTACACTTAAAAAAGATATAGACTCAGGTAGTATTCCTTGGACAAAAGACAGTGTAGTTGAACTGTATGATACAATTGGTGAAAGTGCAAATGCAACATTTGGTAAGTTTATGAGTCAAGCATTTCATTGTCCTAAAAAGCGTTCAGATGTAATTGCGGCTGCTAGGGAAATTGTTGCAAGTAAAGGCTTGTTTATCACAAAGAAACGCTATGCAGTTCTTTATTATGATATTGAAGGCTTTAGAACAGACACAGAAGGAAAAGCAGGTAAAATCAAAGCAATGGGTCTTGACCTAAAGCGTTCTGATACTCCAGTTGTTATACAAGACTTCTTAAGCAATGTATTAGAAATGGTGCTATCAGGTAAAGAAAAAGAAGCAGTACTAGATTATATTACAGAATTTAGAACAGAGTTTAAAGCACGGCCGGGATGGGAAAAAGGTTCTCCTAAACGTGCAAACAAAATTACAGAATATGAAGCCAAAGAAAAGAAAGCAGGCAAAGCAAATATGCCTGGACATGTCAGGGCAAGTATTAATTGGAACACACTTAAACGCATGAACGGTGACAAGTATTCTGTAAACATTACAGACGGCGCAAAAGTAATTGTTTGTAAAGTAAAAGATAATCCAATGGGATATACAAGTGTAGCATATCCGGTAGATGAACTTAGACTTCCAGAATGGTTTAAAGAGTTGCCATTCGATGATGCTACAATGGAAAACACAGTAATCGATGAAAAACTCAAAAACTTAATTGGCGTTTTGGAATGGGACATAAGTCAAACTCGTAACGATAATAACTTTAACAGTTTATTTGATTTTGAGTAAAAAAATGCTTGTGTTTTATACAAAACCTAAATATAATGTAAATGTATAGGAGAATTCAATGAAAGACATTTTACAAGATATTGTCAGCCACACACAGAACTTAGGTTTTCTAACTACTGTTAAAGTGACTGGCGAAGAAGAAAAGACAGGAATGTTTTCAATGGCTGATGACAGATCAGTTATTATGGAGGCAGATACACATAATCCTTATCCAGATATGATCGGCACATTTGGTATGCCGCAACTTAACAAGTTAAAATACTTGATTGATGGTACTGAATATCAAAAGGATGCAAAAATTAGTATTACAAGTGCTGAAAGAAATGGTGCTACTATTCCAGTAGGTATTCATTTCGAAAACGCTGATGGTGATTTCAAAAATGATTATCGATTTATGAATCAAGAAATCATTAACGAAAAAATGAAAACTGTGAAGTTCAGAGGTGTTAACTGGGATGTAGAAGTTGTTCCAACACTTTCAGCGGTACAAAGGTTTAGTTTTCAAGCAGGTGCTAATCCAGAGCATCCAACATTCTTAGCAAAGACTGAAGATGGCAACTTAAAATTTATCTTTGGTGATGCTAGTACACATGGCGGTGAGTTTATTTTTGCAACTGATATAACAGGTACTCTTAATAAAGGTTGGACTTGGCCAGTAGCGAGCATTCTTGCTATTTTAAAAATTGCAGATGTAAACAACACTAAGATGAGTATTAGTAATGAAGGTGCTATTCAAATTACACTAGATAGTGGATTAGCGAATTACAAATATATCATTCCAGCACAGGCGGCCTAAATAATACTATGAAACAACCAGTCAACTTAACACCATTACAGAAAGACTACGCAGTGTATTTGCCTGCAATTAGTTCTTTCTTCAGCACTTATATTGCTAAACAACGTAAGGAAGAGTTCGTTCCTAAAGAACGTATTCCGCAAGGTTTTGATCGCGGCATCGAAGGTATGAACTTTTTAAATGAAGAAGAAGGATACTTTACATACAAATATGGATTGTATTCAGCAGGACACGCACAATTGAATCTTGACAAAACAATGGAACAAGATGCAATGGTGCAAACACGTGATCGTGGTAAAACTATGATACTTGGTGACTCAGGCGGTTATCAGGTTGGTAAAGGTGTTCTTAAGTTTGATTGGCTAAACTTTGAAGGTGCGGCTGCTAATAAAGTTAGAGATGATATTCTTAATTGGCTTGAACTAACAGCAGACTGGAGTATGCTACTTGATGTTCCGACTTGGGCATGTGACCATATTCACTCTCCTAAGACTGGACTTAAGAGTTTTGAGGATTGTCTAGACAAGACAAGGTTTAATAACAAGTATTGGTTAGAACGCAGACTAGGCGCAACTAAGTTTCTTAATGTACTACAAGGATCAGACTGGGATACTGCTGAAAGGTGGTATGAAGGTGTAAAAGAATTCTCCGATTCTAATGTATGGGGAGACAAAGCATGTGAAGGTTGGGCAATGGGTGGAGCAAATATGTGCAAGATGCCTATCACCTTACGTAGACTAATGACTATGAAATTTGATGGCATGCTAGAAGGCAAAGACTGGATGCACTTCTTAGGCACTGCACAACTTGATTGGTCATGTTATCTTACATCAATACAAAGACAGGTAAGGAAACATATTAATGAGAACTTCACAATCAGTTTCGACTGTGCAAGCCCGTTTATTGCTACAGCACATGGGTTGGTGTATACTAACTCCCAACACACAAGTAAACGTTGGTCAGTTATTATGGATAAAGCCCCTGATAATAAGATGTTGGCCGGACGGAACGATATTCCTTTCCCTTTCGAAAGCGAAATTGGAAGACGTTTGTCGATCGCGGATATTTGCCACTATGCGCCGGGAATGTTAAACAAGATCGGTAAAGAAGGCAAAACATCATGGGATAGTTTTGGTTATGCACTTATGATGTCGCACAATGTTTATCAACACATTGTTGCAGTACAACGTGCTAACAATCTTACTGATATTGAACTTGCAAAAGAACGTCCAGACTGGAGACGTTGGAGAAAGGTTAAAGAGGCAGATAAGAGTGATGAATACAGCGATTGGGTGCCACGTAATATTTTATACTTTGATAAGTTTGTCGAAGAACTATTCGAACAACCTACTAAAGAAGCAGCCTTTGCAATGATCAAAGAAGCAGACAGTTTCTTAAAAGATCTAGAAGGTGCAAGACTACGTGGAGGCGTTACAAATGAATTTAATAGAATGTTTGTAGAGGTAGATGAAGATGGCGAAGAGAAAACACCTTGGGCCGATGATCGAGAAGATGGAGAATTGGATAAACTTGAAAAACAACTACAGGAGGCATAATATGGGCGACTATACAAAGCGTTTGCAATGGTTAAAAGAAACACACAAATTTCTAAATAAACAAGTAGACACTATGGAAAAAACAGGCAATTTTAAAGACGAAGAAATAAGTGAAATGAAAAAGAAGCGTCTTAAGTTAAAAGATCAAATAGAAAGCCTAGAAAAGGAACACGCAGTATGAAAAGAGATTATGCAGATGGTGTAAAAGACGATGTTACCTACTTTACAGGTTATGAAGTAGAGAAAACACCTGCATATGACATGGATACATTATTTGTTGTTGGTTGTCGTCCGCTAGAAGAAGTTATCGACAAAGCAAAACAAAATAATGTTGAACACATTTATCTTGGTGCTAATCATAGTTTTGTTCCAAAAGAAGATTGGGACACATTAGTTTTTGGTCTACTTGATAAAAACTTTTGGGTTACATTAGATTATGACGTAAAGTATCATGATTGGGTATTGGAAAGCGGATTCAACGAAAGGCATAAGTTTATAAGCATACTAAGTGTAAAACTTCCGTATGTAAATCAATTAAACTATAATGCATGTATCAAAATTGATGATGCTGATTTTGATCATTCTAATGCTGGAGTTTGGATACAACCTGTACATGAATTACTAGAGCGAGATAAATTTACGCCATGGAGCAAATATGGCGATGATGATATTAAAGACTAACTTGACAACAAAACAAAAAGGTAGTATAGTATGAGTATAACTGATACAATGATGAAGGAAGCAATGGCAGAAGACAATCACAAGCGTATTATGAATACGGCTAAAAGAATGATTTGGGTTACTTTCCGTAAAGAAGGCATCCACAAGTATCCTGCGGCACTAGATGATCCTAGTCTTGCAACAGGTGATGAATATGATGTTTCATTTTTGGGATATCCACACAGACACATATTTCATTTTAAAGTAGGTATCACTGTAACACACAACGACAGAGATATTGAGTTTATTCAATTTAAACGTTGGTTAGAAAAACTGTATGAGGAGAAGACTCTTGAACTAGATTATAAAAGTTGTGAAATGATTTGTGATGATCTATACAATCAGATCATTGCTAAACACCCAGGTCGTGAAGTCCATATTGACGTAAGTGAAGATGGAGAAAACGGCGCCCATATTGAGTATGCTAGATAAGAGGATTAGAAAATGGCTATTCAGTTTAATCGTAAAGCCTACGATAAGGTTTTTACTGATCTTGAACGATTTAAAGACTTTTGTCGCTTTAACAGTGACAACCGCGGTAACTTTTATCCTTTCGATGAAAAGGATTTGTATAACAACTCTAGTTATGTATGGAGAGCTTTTACTAAAAGTTATCGCAAACAGAAAAATAAAAGGAATAAAAAATAATGAAAATATGGCTAGTTGATCTAGAAGCAGTAGAAACAAGATATACCAAACAGTGGAAAACAGAGTTTCCTAAACTGCTGAAAGCCAACGGCCATGAAGTAAAAGTAGTAAACGGAGGGGATACACCTCAGGCTACAACACCTGGGGCGTTCCTCAACTTTGGTGGTACTAACGTTTATAAATCAAATCAACTACAACAAATTGCAGAAGCATTCTGCAAAGGAGAAGTAAATGATGGAGATTATTTCCTATATACGGACGCTTGGAACCCGACTGTTATCCAACTTAAATACATGGCTGAGTTGCTGGGGCGTAACATTAGAATCGGTGGCCTTTGGCATGCTGGTAGTTACGATCCTGCTGATTTCCTTGGCAGGCTTATAGGAGACAAGCCTTGGGTTAGAAATGCAGAACGAAGTATGTATGAGTGCTTTGATCACAATTTCTTTGCAAGCGAATTTCATATCGATATGTTCTTTGAAGCCTTTCCAGAACTTGATAGAAGCAAGGCAATAAGAACAGGCTGGCCATTTGAGTACATGGACAATGCACTATCTATGTACAAAAATATGAAAAAGAAAAACACAATATTATTTCCTCATAGAATTGCTCCAGAAAAGCAAGTAACAATATTTCAAGACCTAAAAGAAGCATTGCCGCAATATGAATTTATTGTATGTCAAGAAAGACCACTTACTAAAAATGAATATCATAATCTACTAGGAGAGGCTAAACTTGTGTTCAGTGCTAACCTACAAGAAACACTAGGTATAAGTTGGTATGAAGGTGCATTAGTTGGAGCATTGCCTATGGTTCCTGATAGATTAAGTTACAAAGAAATGGCTGTGCCTGATTTTGTATATCCAAGTGAATGGACTGAATCAATAGATTCTTATAAAAAACACAAAAAACAAGTAATGGATAGAATAGTTGACTACATGGAAAATTACAAAAACTATCTTCCAAGCCTAAATAAACAAGTAACTAAACTAAATGGAGATTATTTCGGTTGTGGTAATCTCTTGAAGGTAATACAATAACAATTATGGCAATCCACTGCCTTAACATCGGAGAAATAGAATGGAAAAAGTAAAAGAAATACAAAAACGCTTAGAAGAAGCGGGAATTAGGTATTGGGCTAATGACAACATTAGTGAAGTACTAGAAGAAGGTGATAAAGAAGCACTTATTGAAGAAGCAGTTCCTGCTTTCGAAAATGTTTTGCAGACACTGTTGATTGATACAAAAACAGATCCTAACAGCAAAGATACTGCAAGACGTATGGCCAAGATGTATATCAACGAGATTATGTCTGGTAGATATGATAAAATGCCTAATCCAAGTGCATTTCCAAATTACATTGAAGGCGGATACGAAGGTATGCTTGTAGTAAGAAGTGAACTTACAAGTTTATGTTCGCATCATCATCAAACGGTAAAAGGTGTAGCATACATTGGTATTATTGCTGGTCCTAAGTTACTTGGTCTTAGCAAGTACACAAGAATTGCACAATGGTGTGCTAGACGCGGAACACTACAAGAAGAGCTTAATGTTATGATTGCAGATGCAATACAAAAAGAAACAGGTAGTGAACATGTTGGTGTTTATGTGCAAGCAACACATGGTTGTTGTGAAAACAGAGGTATCAAAGCACACAGTTCACTTACACAGACAACTGTACTGCGTGGTGCTTTTAAAGATGATCCAGCAACTAAAAAAGAGTTTATAGATAACGTTAAACTGCAACAACAATTTGCTTGTTAAGGAGATAAAAATGAAAGAAGGACCTATGTTTGAACACATGAATAGAAGCACAGAAGGTGTTATCAAAGCAGAGTATATTACATACACTGTTAGAGACGGACAACTAATTAAGGAAACTTCTGTTAGACAGTTTCAAAAAAGTGGAGATTATCATGATAGTTTTTACAGTGAACCACTAGTGGAGGTAAAATAATGCCTATTCCAGAAAGAGTATTTGTTCCTGCTGCTAAAGATCCTGGCAGAGGACACTTTATTGTAAGTATGATTAAAAGTATCATACGTATGTTTGCCGCTGGTGCTTTAATGTTAGGTGGTTATTACTTGGGCCCTAATGACTGGGGTTTTTGGATTATGATTGCAGGAGCAGGACTTATGCTTGCTGAAGCACTTGGAGTAGTTGAGGAGATTGTATAATGAATCTAAATACCGAAAGAGTTTATGCTGTACAACCGCAAAAGACACAAAGTGATATTAAGATTCTTACACCTAACGAAGCATTGATGTACAATCTGAGGGGTATTAAACTTATTGACATGACTAAATTACACAATCTTACACCACATATTGTAAGAATGAGTAGGAAGAATTGTCCAATGAAAGGAATAACTTATGGGACCTTATTCGGAACAACTACAGCAGAAGCGTAGAGCAAATTTAAAACTTACGTTGGCCAATCCAAAACTTTCAAATGATATGAAAAGAATTTGGAGAAAGCATTTGGATAATCTTGCGGTAAATGAAGATGAATACAATGCACGTGTAAAGGCAACTTTTAGAAATTTTAAATCAGGAATTTTCGTAAATGGCTGAGACACACTGGGCATCGCTAAAGGGTTTTAGTAACCTAAAATTTATCGAGTCTAAAATGCCAATTGATCTACAAAATAACTTAAATTTAGAGATTGATACTCTTACTGAAGACTCTCTGCGATATAATGATAAACTTCAAGGACATATTAAAGAAGAATATTCTTTAAATCATGTGAAAGATAATTATGAAAATTGGTTACTATCTGTAGCAGAATCTTGGATAACTTCTAATCCAGGATATATGGAAAGTTTCGAAGAAGTTTCAAAATGTAAGTCTTATAAATTATACCTTGATTCATTATGGGTTAACAAACAAAAGAAATATGAATTCAATCCTATTCATTACCATTCTGGAGCATTGAGCTTTGTTATATGGATCAAAATTCCTTATAATTTAGAGGACGAATTAAATTATTTTCCATTAATTTCTAATACCAATGACGACGAAAAAGAAAATTTTTATACATCAAAATTTTGTTTTATCTATAATGATATATTAGGTCAAATAAAGCAATTGCCTGTTCCAGTTGATAAAACTTTTGAAGGCCGAATGCTTATGTTTCCATCTAGTTTACATCATACAGTATATCCTTTTTATACATCTGACGACTATAGAATAAGTGTTTCTGGCAATATAAGAATACGTGCGGAGGCTTAGATGAAACTATTTAAAGATAAATTAATGGTACAACAACAAATAGATGGCTCTTGGCAGCATATGGTCGGTGTTATCTGTTTAAATCAAACAAATAGAAAACAGGTTAAACGTGTTCTTCCACAGTTATTTCATCTATGCCCTACACCAGTTCATTATCTAAATAGTTTACCAAAAACTATTAAAGAGATTATAAAACCATTAGGAATGGTTAATGTAAGAGAGCATAGATTACGTAGAATGTCAAAAGATTACTTGACATGGGATGGAAATGATGCTACTATACTATATGGAATTGGAAAATATGGCTCTGATAGTTACGAGATATTTTTCAAGAATAACTATAGAGTACAACCCACTGATGGTGAGTTGCAACGTTATTTGAAGGAAGAGGTTTTAGATGTTGTTAACGCTGCTTGAGAAATTAGGTAGAAAAAGAACTATCTATGATAGAGATGGTACTATTCCATATCTTGATCGTTATTATGTATTTTTAAAAAATAGAAAGAACTTTCCGTTTAATATTACTTTACACAAAGTAATGGTAAGCGATGAACCTGTGTTACATGACCATCCTTGGAATTATGCAACGTTAATTTTAAAAGGTGGTTACTATGAAAACATTCCTCTACGTAACGAAACAACAGGAGGAGTTGTTGGTTCAACAAAAGTATGGCGCGGCCCTGGACACTTTAGGTTTAGAAAAGCAGATGACTTACATTGGTTAGAACTTGCAAAAGACAAAGACGGAAATGAGATTCCATGCTGGAGTTTATTCTATATGGGTAGAAAACAAAAGGAATGGGGATTCCTTCCATTTCAACAATCAGATAAACTTGCTGAACGTGGATATAAATGGGTACACAACGAAATATATTTGGAAGGACGTAATGGTTAAAAAGAAATACTATAGTTGGCAAAATGTAGAAAATATGTGTGTAAATATTGTCACACAAATGTACAGAGACAATTGGAAACCAGACTATATTGTAGGTATCACAAGAGGCGGTAATGTTCCTGCTACAATTATTAGTAATATGACAGGTATTCGTTGTGAAGCACTTAAAGTAGCATTACGTGATGATACTAGTCAATATCTAGAATCAAACGCCTGGATGGCAGAAGATGCATACGGATATGATAACGAAGGAGAATTTGCTCCTGAAATGGGATTATTTAAACACACACCTGATTGCAAAAACATTTTAATTGTAGATGATATCAACGACACAGGTGCTACATTTAATTGGATCAAGAAAGATTGGCAAAGTAGTTGTTTGCCTCAATCGCCTGTATGGGACCAAGTTTGGGGTGACAATGTTCGTTTTGCTGTTCTTACAGAAAACTTAGCAAGTGAATGTAATGATGTAACATATTATTGTGATGAAGTTAACAAATCTGAGGAAAACGTTTGGTTGGTTTATCCTTGGGAAAATGTAGGAGAATACTAATGCCAACAGATTATGATAAAGTGTGTACAGTAACTTGTACTGATAATGACAAAGTTGCAGAAGCCGAAGTAGATAGATTCGAAGAAAAACAATTTTTAGATATCTTTTTAGCGCAAAATAAAATACACATGCAGTACAATGGTAGAGTATATGTAGGTAACAAGATGGGTTTTGAATTTACAACACCTGGTCCTAGAATATTTCAAATAAACAAAGGTAGAGGATTTTAATGACAATAAAAGTAATTTACGAAGAAAAAGATTGGGAGAATGTAGCAATTTGCATAAGATCAGAGCAAATTCCTGCTTCTGAAGTTGTTGCTATTTTTAACGATAACCCAGAATTTAAAGAATGGTATACTAAGGAGTATATGAATAATGCTGACTAAAGATGAAGCACATACAATTATAAGCGACATAAACGAAGAAGCACATTCAATGGCTTGGGATAGTTGGTCAGAGGCAGACGAGATTGGAGACAGTGACGATGAAGAAGATTGGGGTCGTGCAGAAGAATTAAGAGAAGATGCATCATTCGAACAAGCAGGATATTTCCGTGCAGAATTTAATGCACTTCCACAAGATCAACAAGATGTTATATGGCACTACGCTCAAACAGATGAAGACTTTGCTGAAGATTTTAAAACATGGTATGGTCAAGAAGAATATGACGAATACATTTCAGGACTAGAAGAATGACAGATACTTTAGAAATTGCACAAAAAGAAGGTAGAGCACCGTGGACAGAAGTTGAAATAGACACACGTGATTTTGTTGTGTACAACGACATCTATCCTGTTACTGAAGGGCATACACTTGTAGTGCCAAAAAAGAATACAGAAGAAAACATTTTAAAGTGTTTTAATTTTGCTCTTACTATGGGCAATGATAATATTAAGAGTGACAAAAATAATATTACAGGTTACAATGTGGGTATCAACATTGGCAAGAGTGCTGGACAAACTTGCTTTTATCCACATGTTCACTTAATTTTCCGTCGAGATGGCGACATGGAAAATCCTAAAGGCGGCGTTCGCGGCGTAATTCCATCAAAACAAAACTATAAGGAAAGGGTATGACATTGAAAAAAACTTTGGTTAATGCAGCAAGGAAGCATGCAGAAGCAGAGATCGATTTGCACAAAGCCAATATCGAAGTATATATGCAACAGGTTGTTGGTATTGGTGAGCATAGCGATATTATCGAAACTATTCAAAAAGAGTTAGATAAAATGGCCGCTGCAACAGATCGAGTTGAGATGCTGGACAAGCATTTTGGCGAATAAAACCTATAAAATTAAATTAGAGGAAGACCCGGAAAATAAAGATCTGGTTCTTCCTATTCCCACTGAATTACTAAACCAAATGGGATGGGATATTGGAGACGATTTGGTTTGGACAGACAATTTCGATGGCACGTTTTCACTTGCTAAAGAGGTTGACAAAAGTATAGAGAAAGCGTATAATAAACATAATGATAACAGCAACTGACAAGAAATACTACTATAGCGAAATCTTTCACAGTATTCAAGGTGAAGGACACTACACAGGTGTGCCTACTGCTTGGATACGTTTTTTCTTATGTAATCTACAGTGTAATGGCTTTGGACAGATTGATCCTACTAATCCAGACACTTATGATTTGCCATTTGAAAAGTTTGACACAAGCACAGTAAAACGTGTCGAAGACTTGCCTGTGTGGGATAAAGGTTGTGATAGCAGTTACACTTGGAGCAAGAAGTTCAAGCATCTAATGGGACAAAAGACTGCTGTTGAACTAGCACATCAAATTATTGATACTATCAAGACAGATAGTAATCCAGAAGGTTTGTTTTTACATCCTATAACAGGACAAAGACAGCACTTCTGTGTAACAGGCGGTGAGCCTTTGATGAAGCATGGACAAGAAGCGTTCATTGGCATTATGCGTGAATTTAAACGAATGAACAATATGCCAGCAAGTGTTACATTTGAAACTAACGGAACACAAGCACTAACACAAGAATTTAAAGACTATTGGACTAAAGAAGCAGATAGAGATATCGAATTGTTCTTTAGTGTATCTCCTAAACTATGGAGTGTAGCAGGCGAAAAGGCAAAGAAAGCAATCAAGCCTGAAACAGTAGCAGAATATTTTTTGTTGTCTGATAAAGGACAACTTAAATTTGTTGTTGGTTCCGAACAACAGCAGTGGGATGAAATGGAAGAAGTTATATCACTGTTCAAGGCACAAGAGGTAAACTATCCAGTATGGGTGATGCCTGTTGGTGCTAGGGAAGAAGAACAAACTGCAACAGCAGGCGCTGTTGCAAAAATGGCGTTTCAAAGAGGATACAACGTGGCAGCAAGAGTACACGTTTATCTTTTTGGTAATGCTATTGGAACATAAGGAAAAATTATGGACTTTATAAAGAAACTATTCAATAAAAAACAACCAGAATCCAAGTCAACTGTTAGTGACAAAGAAAAGGCTACAATGAAAAAAGAGCCTTGGGTTGGTGTATTGAATACACATGTGAACAAAGAAAATGTCCGAAATGGCTTTTTTGAACTTGACTGGAATGACTATTTCATAGTACAATTAAAGCAACAAGGATATGGAGTTGACGGTGATAAAGATGAAGATATTGTCGATCGTTGGTTTCGCGAACTTTGTGCAAACGTTGTAGTCGATGGTGACTACGGAGGACCACTTGACACTGGTAGCATTGAACCAGATGTAATTAAAAAGGCAAAATGAGTAAGATGACGCACATTATAGTAGATACAGCAAACACGTTCTTTCGTGCAAGGCATGTAATTAATGGAGACGCAGATATTAAGTTAGGTATGGCTTTTCATATCACACTTAACAGCATCAAGAAAGCATGGCAAGACTTTAACGGAACACATGTTGTGTTCTGTTTAGAAGGACGTAGTTGGCGTAAAGACTACTATGAGCCTTATAAACGTAACAGACAGGTTGCACGTGATGCACTCACTGAAAAAGAACAAGAAGAAGATACAGTTTTTTGGGAAGCATTTGATACATTTAAGAACTTTGTGAATGACAAGACTAACTGTACTGTTTTACAACATCCTGAACTAGAAGCAGATGATCTTATTGCGGGTTGGGTTCAACAACATCCAGATGCTGATCATGTTATTGTTAGTACAGATACAGACTTTCAGCAATTGATTGCTCCTAACTGTAGACTGTATAATGGTGTGCAAGAAGTAACAACCACTACTGAAGGCTTCTTTGATAAGAAGGGCGAACTAGTTATTGACAAGAAAACCAAGCAGCCTAAAGAAGTCAATCCAGAATGGATGCTATTTGAAAAATGCATGCGTGGTGACACTAGTGATAACGTGTTCTCTGCATATCCAGGTGTACGTAAAAAAGGCACTAAGAATAAAGTAGGTTTACAAGAAGCATTTGCAGACAGACAGACTAAAGGATTCAATTGGAACAACTTGATGTTGCAACGTTGGGTTGATCATAACGGTGAAGAACATCGTGTACTAGAAGATTACGAACGTAATAAAACAATAATTGATCTTACTGCACAGCCAGTAGAGATTAAAGAAAAGATTCAAAGTACAATTAACAAAGCAATCGATGCAGATAAAAATATCAGTCAGGTTGGTGTAAGACTAATGAAGTTTTGTAATTTGTATGACTTGAAGAAAATTTCAGATCAGGCGCAAGCATATGCTGAGCCGTTAAATGCGAGGTATACAGTATGACATTTTTAAAGGCTAAACCTGTACTAGAGGATAAATTTTGGATCGTTGAAGATGAAGGACAACGAGTAGCAACTTTAAGGAAAGATGAATTTTCACAATTTGTTTTTCAAAATAAAGATGGTGTAAAAATTTACAATAACAAAAAAAGTGTTACACGTGAATTTGGTGATGATTTTTTTGTTGCTAAGATTGTAAAAGAAGCAGACGATTCTAATCCTAAAGAAGTACATGGATTTTCTACAAGCACTATTCCGCACAATGCCATGTACGATATAAGACAAAAACTTCCTTTGTTTACAAAGAGCAAAGATTCAAAGAGTCTATATTGTGCAGGATACTATGTAATTAAATTTGAAAAAGGATGGGTAAAAAGTTTTTGTCCTAAGTTAATTACACTGCAAAGGTATGGATACAAAGGTCCTTTCAAAACTGATTTAGAAATGAAGCAAGTACTGTCAAATGTCAACAAATAATATTCCCACTAATCTAGCATCAGTACAAAAACTACTTCAAAGAATATCATCTGCTGAACAGACACAACAAAGAGAAATCCGTATAACAATAGAAGAAGCAAGAACACTTGTAACTGAACTTGCACTTATAACAACTAATTTAGGGTCTACAGTGGCTGAAATACACACTTTGCTGAAAGAAATAAACAAATCTTCTAACGAAGTTGATGTAAAGTTTGATGGAGGATCCTTCTAAAAAGGATAAATATATACGT